TATAATTAATTATTTTTAAATCAATTTTTAATAATATATATATGAATAATAATAATTATTAATATATATATCCATAATAAATGGGAGCAGGTATATTACAACTAATTGCCAAAGGAGTACAAGATATATATATAACAGGACAACCAGATATAACTTTTTTTAAAATAATATATAGACGACATACAAATTTTTCAATAGATGAAATAGATTTAAATTTTAGGTCAAAAATAGATTTTGGTAAAATGACAAGATGTAAAATAAGTAGAATGGGAGATTTATTACATCAATTATATTTAGTAATAGAATTACCAGAAATAGATATATATACAGGTATATTAACAAATAAAGAAGTGAAAAATATATTAAATAAAATAGATATAGAATGGGAAGATAATAATAATAATTTTAATAATAAGAATTATAATCAAATAATTAAATTAATAGAAAATAAATTAAATATGAATATAGAGAATATTAAAAATAATACTAAATTATTAGATAATATTACTAAGATAGATATAAATCAAAATAATTATAGAGATTTAATATTTAATGAATTTATAAAAATAGATTTACCAGATGAATTTATGAACATAGATGATATATATAATATAATAATTAATAAATTATTTAGTAATGAATATATAATAAAAAATTTAGAATTTATAAATAAGATAAATAATATAAATTATTCAATAAATAATAATTTTACGCTAATAAAAGAAGAAGTAGATAGTTATGAATTGTATGAATATTTTAATAAATTAAATATAATTAATATTGATACAAAATATAAATTTGAAGTATATAAGAATCAAATAATTAAATATATTTTAGATAATTTAGTTAATTATATAGATATAAATAATGATATAAATAATTTAGATATAAAATTAGTTATATATGGAAACAATTATATAAAAAGTAATACTAATTTTAATACAATATATAAATATAATAATCCATATACATATTTAATAAATGTAGAATATAATAAATTAATAAATAATATATCAACAAAAATAAATTTAAATATTAGAAATAATAATATTAAATTAATAAAGAATAAAACCAAAGAAATATTTAATAAAGAAATATGTTATATAAATGTAATACCAATAATAATAAATGAATATATTGGGAGTAAAGTAGATAAGAAATTAATGTATGAAATAGAGGAAGAAATATTAAATAAAATAAATAGAGAAATAGATAATGATAAATTAATTTATTTAGATAGTAATTTATACATAAATAATAGAAGTATAGTTAAATATGTAATAGAAAGATATGAAAAAATAGAATTAGAACAAGAATATAAAGAATTAATAGAGATATGGGAAAATATAATAAATATATATGAACAAGAAATAAATGAATTTAGAAAAAATATTAGAAAAGAAAGATATATTGAAAAAGAAGTTTTAATAGATTATATAAATAAGTATAATAAAGAGCGGAATATATTAAATAAAGAATGGATAAAAAATAATATAAAAAAAATAAAAGAAATTCATATAGAAATTGATGGGATATATAGAAAAGAAAATAAAGAAATAATAAATGAAATAATAAAACTTAATAAATTAGATGATAAATACAAAAATATAAGGACAAAAATAATAGATAATGAAATAACTAAATTGAATAAAATAGAAGAATATGGTAAATATATAAGAGATATAATAATAGAGAATTATATAGATAAAGAATTAATTAAAACAGAAGATAATAAATTAATAGATAAAATAGAAGAAATAATAAATAGAAATATAATAAAAACAAAAGAAAGAATAAAAGAAATAATAGGAAATGAAAATAAGACAGGTATAATAGACGAATTAGATAGAAATAAAGATGGAATAGAAGAATTAGCGAATTTTGCATGGATAAGGAGAATAGGACATTATATAATAGATGAAGTAGGAATATATATAGGAGATCAATTAATAGATAAACAAACAGGAGAATGGTTAGAAATATGGAGGTCATTAACAAATAGAAGACAAAAAGAGAGAGGGTATAATATATTAATAGGAGATGTAAAAGAATTAACAGAATATAACAATAAAAAGAAGAAGAAATATGAATTAATAATACCATTACAATTTTGGTTTTGTAGGAATATAGGAGCATCAATACCGTTAGTAGCATTACAACATACAGAAGTGGATATATATATAAAATTAAAGGAATTTAATGAAGTAGCATATTATGAGGAGAATAGTAAATTTAGGAAGAAACCGAAATTAGATGGGAAATTAATAGGACAATATATATATGTAGATAAAGAAGAACGACATAGAATAGCAACAAGTCGTCATGAATATTTAATAGAATTATTACAATATAATGGTGATATAGAAATAAATAAAAATACAATAGAAGAAGATAGATTTGAAGTCAAGATGTATTTTAATGATCCAGTAAAAGAGATAATATGGTGTTTGCAAAGAATAGATTATATAGATGGGAGTAGAAATATACCAGTAGATGTTACAATAGTAGATAATGAACCAGTAATAATAATGATAAATACAAATGGAGAACAAAAATATTATAATTATGGATTTGAATATGAGACAGGAGAAATAAATATGGCAACAAAAGCGAGATTAAAATTTGAGGAGAGAGAGAGAGAGATGTATCAGAAAATAGAGTATTATAATTTAATAGAACCATATAAATATCATTATTCATCAACAAGAACGGGTATATATGTATATTCATTTTCATTATATCCAGAAACATATCAACCAAGTGGAGCAAGTAATATGAGTAAATTAGATGAAACAAGTTTTGATATATGTTTAACAGAAAAAATAGTAAATTTAATATTATTTGCGAATGTAAGATTAAGAGTTCCAATATATGCTACATCATACAATATATTAAGAATAATGAGTGGATTAGCGGGATTAGCATTTATTATATAATAAGTAATAATATAATAAACAAAAATATTATATTATTATAATGGCAGGAGGACTAATTGAATTAGTTGCTAAAGGTATAATTGATTTATTTCTAATAAGTGATCCACAAATAACATTTTTTAAAATAGTATATAGAAGATATACAAATTTTTCAACAGAGATAGTCCCTCAATCATTTACAGTAAAACCAGATTTTGGGAAAAGAGTTACATGTATATTATCAAGAACTGCTGATTTAATTAGAAAAATGTATTTAGTAATAACATTACCAAATATTCCAATATTTAAAGATGAAAATGGGAATATAGATCCATATTTAAAATTTGCATGGGTTAAAAGAATAGGATATGCATTAATAAAGAGGATTGATATAGAAATAGGAGATGAATTAATAGATAGACAATATGGAGATTGGTTAAATATATGGAATGAATTAACATTAGATAAGAAAACAAATATAGAGAAAATATTAGGGAATGTAAAGGAATTAACAGATTTTACGAATGGAAAGAAAATGTATAAATTATTCATACCATTACAATTTTGGTTTAATAGAAATACAGGATTAGCATTACCAATAATAAGTTTGCAATATAATCATATAAAAGTAAATTTAGAAATAGAAGAAGTAGAGAAATGTTTTATATTAGCACCAACACATTGTATTAAAATAGATAATGATTTTGTGAATTTTAAACCATTTGAATTTTTAAAACAGACAATAAATGGAATTACATCAATAGCAAGATATGTAGGATTTGATGTAGTAACAAAAAAACTATATATATCAAGATATACAGATAATCCATTTTGTAGTATAAAACAAGATTTAACAGAATTTGAAGATGAATTTGAAATTAGGGAATTTTTACAAAATGATACTAATAGTAAATATTCAATATTTGGATTAGAAAGTGGATTTATAGCATATCCTCAATTAAATTCAGTAGAAAGAGTATATCAATCTGAGACAAGACATAATTTAATTAGAGATTTACATTTAAAAGAAGTATTTATGTTAATAGAATATATATATTTAGATGTAGATGAAAGAATAAGATTTGCAAAAGCAAGACATGAATATTTGATAGAACAATTATTATATAATGGAGAACAAACAGTTGATACAATAAATAAATCATATAAATTAAATTTTACACATCCTTGTAAAGAATTATTTTGGGTAGCCCAATTAAGTTTAGCCCAAAGTAAAAGAGTTAATCAACCATTTAATTATACAAATAGTATAATATTAGATAATAATAATAATCCAATTGGTGAAAATATAATAGAAGGTGAAACAATTATATTTAATGGATTAGAGAGATTAAGTTTTAGAGACAGTGAATATTTTACTGACATACAACCATATCAATATCATTCAAATGCTCCAGAAACTGGAATAAATATATATTCATTTTCACTACATCCTGAAAAATATCAAGTATCAGGTTCTGTTAATTTTACTAAACTTGATTTTGCTGAACTTAAAACTACTGTTGATTGTAGAATTAATTGTAAATTTACTGCTAAAATTAGAATATATGCATTAGTATATAATGTTTTAAGAATAGCAAGTGGTGTTACAGGACTTGTTTTTGCTAATGATATTAATAATTATTAAAAGATAAATTAATTATAATAAATAAGTATATCTAAAAAGTTTAATCACATCATAATCATATGTAGCATAATATTTATCATAACCAAAATTGACTGATGTTTTAACAGATTTAGGGGATATATTGATAGGTGTAAATATTGAATAATAACTTGGTTTTTGATCTGTAATAAAAGTAAATGTATCTTCATTACAATTATTGCATAAATATGCAATAGTTTTTTTAATATTTGTATAGTTATTTGATGTATTGTTATTTGTATAGTAAGGATTTCCTTTAATAAACAGATTATTAAAAACAAAATTTTGTTCCTTTAACCATTTTATTTCTGGTAAATTAAAATCTTGTAAATCACTTTTAATATAAAATATGGTTTTTATATAATCTTTATTTATTTTTGAAATTAAATTTATTTTATATACCTTGTAAGGTATTATAATTTCAATACTTGATATATTAAATTCAGTATGATCAGTTAGTCTGACTTGTAATATGTGTATTAATCCTCTATTATTTAATTTAACATATGGATCATTATAATCCAATAAATCATAACGTGATATCATTTCATATACACAACTAAAATCATAATTAATACAATTATTATATTTTCCATCTTCAGTACATGTCATAAAATATGAAAATGATAATGGAAACTTTTTATCGGGGTAAAATTTATCTTCAATAATTTTTTTTTTAATTTTATTTATTAAATCATAATCAATAATTTCATCTAATTTAGTAATTAAGTCACTACATTCTGGTTTAGAATCATCATGATTTAACAAACATTGGTTATCTATAAAAACAAATTCATTAACATTTGGATATAGTAAAAGTGGTGAAATATCTACTCCTGATAGTGGATATAACATTAAACCAGTTATATTACTATCAACTAATTGATGGTATGGTGTCTCTTCCATTTGTTATAATTCAGTTATAATTAGG